TCTCCAGAACAACTCTGAATTAGATGCCATTTAGCACCCTCCTCTTTGCTGACTGTGAATACTTCATCAAAGTTATACAGTTGACCTGGTATTTGTCGCATATCCTTATCAGGAGACACAATACAATTACCAGGATATTTTGTGGCATAAATGCCCATGCTATCATCAGCTTCAAGAGTAGGTTTAATAATAACCTTGTACTCTTTCTTTAAAGCTCCTATGATACGTTTGTAGCCACACGGCTTCTTCCGATTGCGGTGACCTTTGTAATCCGGTAAGATTTTTTTCCTAAAATTTTCACTGTCGGAAAAGAATAATACTAGAGTAGAGAATGACCCAAATTTGTCTTGAATTCTGGTAAGTTCTCGTTTTGTAGCGGAATATGCATCACTAAAGTTGCTAGTGACAAGAATAACATCATCACCAAAGTCAACTTCACTTTCTGCCGCCGCGCAATTTTTGTAGACGATGAAATCTGCATCGATTAATAGTTTCATATATTAGTGGACATCTGCCCAACTTGGCCCGCTCTTCGCTTCGGCTGCTATGGGTGTTCGCAGATTGTAATATTCTCCTGCTTCAGCAGCGGTGAGAATAAGAAGAGATTTGAGATCATCAACATGTTCTGGTGCGGATTCAAACTGCAACTCGTCATGAACAAAAGCAAGCTGATTGCAGGATAAAGACATTTGTTGACTGTGAACATTTGCTAAAACCATCCATCGTTTTGCGATGATCGCCGACGATCCTTGGATGAGGTAATTGAGGGACTTATGCCGCGAGTCAACGAGGATACGACGATTGTCGAGTCCACGGACATAACCTCTCTCACTAGCTTTGTGTACTGCCGCCAACAGTTCTTTAAGACCTGGAATGGCAGCAACATAGGCTTTACGTAGTTCGGCACCTTTCTTTTTAGCTTCCTCATCACTTAATTGTTTATCAAAGGTGTGTCCGAGCTTGATGTTCCCTGCTCCGTAGAGGAAGGCGTAGCTGATGGTTTTAACATCCCGTCGCGAAACTCCGATACGCTCGGCGTTGGTGGTATGGATGTCTCCGGTAAGGAGGATTTTGGAATAGCGTCCTTGATCATATCTGGCGAGATAGTGGGCAAGCATCCTGAGCTCAATACCGCTAAGGTCGGCACCCACCATAGTGAGGCCAGGTGATGCGGTGAATAGTTTTCTAAATCTTTCATCTGATGGTACTTGTGCTAAATTTGGATTGCGATGTGAACATCGGAAAGTGGACGTGTTGGTAGAGCAATGATGATGTATTCTAGATTTCGTAACAAGCTTCTGCCATGCGTTCTTTCCTTCGGATATCATTCCAAGCGCTTTCGTCAGTTCCAGTATCTTCAAAAAAGATAGGGCAATATCCGTTCCAATATCTTTCAGTACTGGTTCGTCTATGATTGGTTTGTTCGATTTCGAGGTCATTAATGACGGAATCCAACCACAGTGTGTTTGTAGTATCCATGCTATATGGTCCCTAGATGTAGGGTTAAGCTCCTTGAGTCGGGTGAATGGTGATCCTTCTATGTATCCTTGTGTCCTGTTATTTCGTTTAGGAGTGAACACCTCTCCTGCAACGAAAGGGAATTGTCCCCGAAGTAATTCAATAGTCTCTTCCATTTCTCTTCGGAGAGTTGATTCGAGACTTCTAGCTTCCTGTTCATTAAAGTGCCATCCATGGAGTTCCTGTTGAGTGAGTATTTGTGCAACCTGATGCTCTAACGAGACCCATTCAGGTAAGGGAGGAAATGTTTGCATAGTTTAACGGTAACTGCAACGTCTTGTTCGCAGTAATCCTGCATCTCTTGAGACCAATCTTTCCAATCGGTGGTTTTGCCAAAGTTCCCTTTGTATTCACCTAGCCGATATCCATACGCCTCAAGAGAATGTCTTCCATATAATTGTAATGGCATATGGGGCCATGCATGTTTCTTATCTATATCGAGTAAATTAGGATGATATAACCTAGATAAAAGAAGAGTATCCACAATAGTACCGCGAGGATCAAACCAATGGTATATCCTTTTAATAACAGGTATGTCAAAGCCGATAATGTTGTGACCAACAAGAACATCCGCCACTTCGAGGTAAGACAACGCAGTGGTGATGGAATAGTTGGATCCCATAGGAAGTTCTTTAGCCTTCTCTGAATACCTCTCGTCATTAAACGACTCGGTGCGGTTATCTTCGCCCCAATGGAGTGAAGCACAGTGAATCCTGGTAGCATCATGAATCAGTCCGTTTGTCTCTAGGTCGAATACTATTGTTCCGACTTTGTGGCCAGTGGTAGGTTTTATCGACGAATTTGGCACGTTCTACTGCCTCTTTAGTTGGTGGGTTAGGTCTAATTAATTTAGCATCTTTAATTTCTAAGCGTTCATTGTATTCATACCACGGATGTTTATACTTTTCAAAAATCTGTGGCTGGATTGAAAACTGGTGATTCCGTAGCTTCATGTTCAATAAATCTGCAAGTGTTTAAATCATAATGTAACTGACAAGCTACTCCAGTTTCGCCAGAATAGCGGTTCTTAAGGACTCGCACAGTCGTAGCGCTTCCAGAAGTGTCGGCCTGCTGATCCCTTTCGAGGGCAACCACCGTATCGCTGATTTGAGCAATGGAATGACTTCCTCGTAAGGCGGATAGTGATACTCTTCCACCTTCCTCGTGCGAAGACCTATCATTTGAACTTCTCCTTAAATGTGAGACTAAAAATAAGGCTATACCTGTACGCTCTACAAGGGAACGTAATTTAGTCATAGTGACGTCAATCATACGACGTTCATCACCTTCAAGTCCTGATAATAATATACTGAGGTGATCTAGAAAAATGATGCGGCATTCCAATCCGCAAGCCATGTATTCGATTCGAGAATAGATGATATCTGGATCATAACTTCCAAACCCATCAAAACAATAAAGATTCCAATTGGCAATACTACGCTCAAAGGCGGAGTCAAGTTCTTTTTGTCCATATTCTCCAATGTGTAAGTTCTTACCTACAGCTGTGGACATCAATCCAAGTGCGGTTCTTCTATTACTTGCTTCAAGTTCCAAGATCCCAACATGGGCCCCTTTGTTGAGCAAGTCAGTTGCAAGGTGACGGACGAGGGATGTTTTTCCTGAGCCAGAGCCAGCACAAAATGTAGTAAGCTCTCCGTACCGGATCCCGTGAAGTTTCTCGTTAAGTCCTTTGAATGGGTATTCGTGGTCATGTGGTGCTTGCGGTGTAGTTACCAGATCTCTAAGAGTTTTTGCATCGATGATTCCATCAGGTCGGAACGACTTAGCGTCCCATATAGCTTTTCGAATCGCTTCAGCATCTTTAGCTTGTAGTGCATCGGACGCGTCTTTATAGCCATCGAGGCGAGCGATCTTGACCTTGCCAGGTGGTAGGATGCTACACGCTTCCTCCGCCGCTTTACGGCCTGGTTCGTCATTATCGAAGAAAAGAACGATCTCTTCGTAGCCCTGTAGTAATGGGATCTGCTTCTGTAAGTCCTTCTTAGCGGAAGCGGCACCATGGGGTAAAGAAACCATTGGCCATCCTGGCATAGCTTCATAGCAGGATGCAGCATCTAGCTCACCTTCAGTAATAACAATACGTTTACCGCTATTAGGAAACAAATGCTGACCAAATAGGGTATCAGTGGAAATTCCTTCATAGGTGAAAATTTTTTGTTTGTTTTTTATTTTACATCCTTTAAGAACTCCATCGCTTGTAAAATATGGGAAGCGTAGAGTTGCTCCGTCCCTGAAAATCCTATAGAATTGATTTGTTTTTTCAGAGATGTTCCGTTTGTTGAGCCTCTCGGCTTGTCCTTTAAGTGTGACATGTTTCGACATCTGACTGTGAGTAAAATCATTCATACCTGCTTTACGTGTATGACACACGAAGCAGTAAGTGTGCCCGTCAGAATAAACTGAATTGCCATCTGACGAGCCACATTCGGGGCAAGGCATGTGCCTTACAAACTCACTATCGGTCATTAGATTAACCAATCGAGTGGAATATTATGGTAAGCAGTCCATGGGATATCGTGCTTCTCGCACCATTTCGCATAGGTCGTCTTACTTTTTTTATTTATTTTATTATATGGCGATTGAAATACCATCCTCAAATCTATCTGGGGGTTAGCCTTAAGTACGTTGAGGATCTTACGTCTGTCTTCTGGTGACCAATATCCCTTTGTTTCCAAATAGATATAGTTTGGTAACACAAAATCAGGAGTATAATGGTGCTCAATTGTATAGCCAAGTTTCTCAGACTCATATCCGTAAGAGATACCGAGACCTTCAAGGAGCAGTGCGACTTGCTCCTCTAGTCCTGATCTAAATTTAGAAGTCTTCTTCTTCTTCTTCGTCATTGGTGATAGGTGTTACGTTAGGATCACTAGCTTTGAACCCTGATGTAGTGCCGAATAGTTCAGCCACTGCGTCAGCGTCTAAGTCTCCAGTGTCAACGCCTGCCTCACCTTTTACTGAGACAACTTGTACACCAACCAACTTGAGAGAACTACCATAGGTAACCCCATCCCGTAGAATGTAAGGCTTTTGGTAGAAACCCAATTTAACAGTACTTCCTGCATACAAAGGTGTTTTAACATCTGTAACTGGCGCTCCCTCTGTGTCTACTACAGGTGGGCGTTTCTCTTCATTCCAAGAGAATTTTAATTTATATTTACCCTCACTAACTTCCTCCCAAGGTTCAGGCTTGAGAGTACTACGCTTAGGGTTCTTGAGCTTGGACTCTGCCCATTTAAGAACATCTGCCCTCTCAGTTTCTAGCTTGTCTATAATATCCTTACAGACTATAGCCGAGAGAGAATAACCAAACTTACTAGGAGCTAGTATCGCTTGGAATCCCTCAAGTGTTACTGGATTAATGGTTGTATGTATTGTTCTAGCCATTAGCCTCGGCTCCGTCTAATGCATCAAGGTCTTTGCCAGGTTTCTCTGGTGTTAGAGCTTTGATCTCATTGTATAAGGAGTTACGGTATTTGGTTAGTTCTTCAATACGTACATCTAGAGCATCTACTTGGTTCTGCCTTGCTTCCCTTTCAGCTTGTTGTAACCTCTCTTCAGAGACCACAATAACCCTAGTTGGTGCAAAGAATGAATCAAATAGTGAATAGTGTTGTTGTAACATTAACAGAAAAAATAAGTGGAATCAATCACGGTTTCCGGATTAAGGTTACCAATGATCGGTGGTTCAGACTCAGCTCCTATTTGAGAAGCGAAGTCGGTTAAGTAATCATTCTGAGCGAATAAATACATATATGTTTCCCTGACCTTACAGGACAGTTCATCCATATCAGTTGCTCTACATAGCACACTATCATGTATAGAGCATATGCTTGGTTTTTCGAACTTAGTAATGCTTAGATGTAATAAGCTAGCGTCTAGACTGTGAATAAGATTAGGTGCAGTAGCAGCTTTGTGCCTAGTAGAATCTACTTGAGCAGCATCACTGATAGCAACATTTAAACGGCATCGTCCTAACAATTGAAGATCTAATCTAACAATTTTCTTTTTCATTATACGTTGGTTAACTACGAAACCTGATGGTGTTAACCATGTTAGTTCTGTAGCACCTCGCTTAATAGCCTTAGCTACCTCATCTTCTATCCACTTCATTACTGCCATTGGTCCAGGTACTACGGTGTGCATAGCGTCCCTGACTGCTTGTACAGTAGCGGTTAGATCTTCCTTACTAATTTCGATACCCTTCTCCTTTAGAGCATCTCTAATGTATGATCTATTAGAGAAAGGTTTAGCATTGTAGGGTATAGTCATGACGGTCCTTTTGACCACCTTCCTGTCCATTACTGGTTGTATGTGAACAGGACATTTGGGTTTAGCTATACCCGCTACAATTTTGTAAGCGTCTTGAGGTCTATCAGCAGGCAACACATTGACGAGTTGTGCTGTCTTTTTATCTCTAGCTAATCCAGCTAGGATCTGTAGACCGCTGCAGGTTGCATCAGTAGCAACCATGAGACCTGTTGTTTCTTTATCCTTTAGAATGCAACAGTGATAGTATTCATCACAAGCTGCAAGGAATTGCCAAGGTTCATCCGCTGCTTCCCAGTCACCGAGGTTATCAATAGGATCCTCAGCTACTCTGGTAATCAACGGTATATTGTCACTTGTCCATTCTAGCCTCTCGGTCATAGTGGACTTATCTAAACCATAAGTTGTAGCACATTGAAATGCTAACCACCTAGACCCAGCTTCTGTAATATATGACTCATCAGCAAATCTAATGAGTGATTTACCAAAATCGGTATCTTGTGGTGTGAGAAACGCGGGTATAGGATAAGCCCGACCTCGGTAATCAAAAGACCAAGGTATATAAAACCTCTCACGATTTTCAAACCTCTGTATAGCTTCCATAATCATACGAGTTCTGCAAGACTTCTTAAATTCTGCAGCTCTCATATTCATTACTTCAGCAGCTTCTCTTCTATACTTCTTTCTAGCGTCCTTGTTCTCTTCTATATCTACTGGTTTAGGTGGTAGATCATAGTTTATTATAGGTAGAAACTTACCAACACTTACTCCTCTATCTTGTAGAGTCTTAGCGACTCTGACTGTGAAAGAATTAAGTCTATACCCAACCTTCTGAATCTTATTCAAAAAAGCTAGTGGTGTTTCTCCCTGTATAGGTGGGTGATCGGTTCTTCTGATGAGCTCATGGTTCCTAGAGATCTCGTTCAACATGTATCCGCCTGGACTTTCATTCGTCCAATCCCTTGGTGGGACTAGCATCGGCCATGTTAAAGGACTGAATAACTCAGCATTTGACATTACCTCGTCCTTGATATCTAAGAACTCAGGAGTAGGCACTACATGTAGCGTAGTCTTTCTCCCTTCCCTAATAGGTAGTTTGTAAAACCAACCACTAGGTTCCATGATACAATCTAGTAACCACGCACCTAGCTTGACTCTAACGTCGCTAGACCATGAGTTCCATTGTTGTATACCGTACCTGTTCATCAGAGTTTGTACTACTACAAGCTTCTGACGTGTACCACATGATGTATGCCAATAGTTCTTCTTGAGAACGTTGAGAAGACCAGGAGCTTTTGACTCATAGTGTCTCATTTGACATTCATCTTCAATAGCGTGTCCAATAGATTCACATACTTTAGTAGCTAGGTTGCTACCGTCCTTGAAACCAAAGACTTTATCAAACGTTACCTTACATGCTATTGCAGCTGCAGCTAACGGTTCAACGTCCCTGATGTACTGGTGAATGTCCTTGAACGCTACTCCATACTTCCCTTCATGTATCTTTCTATTGGTTTTCTCTATCCTTTGTACCACTAAAGGTAATAATGTGTCTATAGAGGAAATACCATAGATTGTAGCAGAAGCATAGTTTTGATTCTCTAATTTGACAGTGTTGTCTTGTAATCTCTTTAATCCTTGTCGGATTTGATTACGTTCTAGTTGAATTTGTTCATCTATCTGTTCTGGTGTAGGTTGCATCGTGAAGCTCGTCATTGACTTGATCTATCAGTAATGCATGAATCTCAGCGTAATGCGGGTGATCCGCGGGTATTGAGTCCATTGCTTTACGATAATACGTGTGAATTTTATCAGTAGGGGTTGAAGATTTCATCGGTAGGACCAATTAATTGTACACAATCTTGTTGAACTATCGTAATCTCCTTGTTCCCTTCGCTTAAGAGCTTACGACATTTCTTAATAGCAGCATGTCTATACTTATAAACATACTCCTTAACTTTACCAGTGTCGATATTACGAACCCTGAGCATAGCGACATGAGATGAAGGTATCTCATATCCACCTATCTTCCATTCCATGAGTGTATCGAAAGGAAGTGATTCGAATTTCTCAGCTGGTATTTCGCTGTATGCTTTCCATTTATTAGGAAAGTACTTCTTTTTCTTTTTAGTCATTGGATTGGTTCGACATCAACTAGATAATCGTCCATGAGACAAGCTTCCTCATAAGCTTGATAAGCTGTCTCATACACATCGTAACCGGAATTGAGGATAAAAGTCCTCCCACTCTTTAAAGTGCAATGATACTTAACGTTGTCGTCCATGATAGTGAGCGTCCCTGAGATTGACA